AATTTTGAACGGTGGTAGTTGAGATGAGTTCGTCCAGTGTTCTGGGTAGACTTTGTAGCCACCGTTTGTTTGCGGTTCCGCGAAGTGAACGACGTAAGAGTTTTTGGACTCTACGAAGCCGATGTTGATAACTTGAGCGGATTTGATTTGTGATTTTGATATTGTATTCATAGTTAGTTATGTTGATGACTAGGCTGTCCAACCTACGAATAACCAACCGCTGGCAACTCTCTAGATAGACTGGATGTTCTAGCTTTATCATCACCCCGTGTTGATGAAGCGACGAACAGCCCGACAAAAAACCCTAGCAAACACAGAGACAGCCGATGGAAAACTAAAGAGCTAGCTCAAGTGGTGAGATAGGTGGCGTCGGATATATAGTCCGTCGTTAGGTGAGTGAGTATGCGGCTTAGATAGCACGCGGTAACAAATGGGTGGCAGGATGATAGTGGGTATGCGGTTGGACGGCGCGTCGAGCAGGTGGTCTAGGGGGGTTTTACAACGCACACATATAGCGAAACCCTTTCACATTTTTGTGCCAAAACAAAAGAGGCCACCCCCTAACCACAAGGAGTGACCTCACATACACATAACAAACAAATACAAAGTCTATTCTGTCTGATGTAGGATGTCTGTCAACATAGAACAGGTCAATATTATAGTCTTGACAGGTCTCTGACCCTAATTACAATTCACCGCATGGTGATACAAAAGGTTTACCTATAGTATACTCTGAGTATACCTTTATTTGTTATGATATAGTAATCATAGAGATAATCTAATAAGAAATAAGCACTGAGATTACTCTTAGTTAACTCTTAGTATACTTAGAGCCCCCCATATTAGTCCTTAATCTTGTTCTTCTTCTTCATCTTCTTCCCAAATCCAAGCTACATTTTCATTATCTATGCCTGCATTGAGGTATGATTTATGGTAGATGTTCGCACAATCTAGCAAACCATGAGCGGCATAGGGGTCACTAAAGGCTACCTCATAGGAAGTAGAGACATCGTAGTCTTGAGCTATGATAACATAGTTCTTGAAGTGTTCGCCTAGGATTGCCTTGGCGCTCTCTAGAGGGCTTAGTGGGGAGTTATCATTTATATCCATTGTAACGAGCTATTTGACCCCTTAGAACGCCTGTAATAGGCATCTGAGAAGTCTTGTAGTTCCTTGTTTATAAGTTCTTCTTTTCTGTCCTTGATTTTAGTGTCCATATCCTGAGCCATTTGTTCTACCCAGTAGTTCACGCCGATACTTAGCGCATCAAGGCGGTCATCGTGTGTTATAGCACCTCTGTCTTTAGTAATACGGGACATTTGGTACATTAGTTGGTAGCGCAGTTGTAGCTCTGGTGGGTAGCCCTGCGCTGTTTCAAAGTCTTTTCGGATAACATTAGGGCTAATAATGAGCCTGTGTTGGTTCATTATGGGCTCTAGGGTGTCAATAATCCGCTTTTCTTTCTGTATATTGTGTCTGACCTCCTCAATAGAGCAAGGGTGTATTTTGGTCAGTACGGGCTTGAATATTTCGTTAAACATACCGTCACCGAAGTTAGATTCCACTATGACGTAGTTAACAGAGTGGTTCTTAGCAATCATTGCGAGGGTCTTTAGGGTCTCATCGCTGTATCCTCCCATCAGTCCTCCAGCATCAGGCACAAACAGCATACCGTTAAGCATTTTGACCACTGCGTAGCCTGTTTCGTCCTTACCACGACCACTGGGGTCAATGGCTAACACTGAGCCTGTAAAGGGTATGTGTTCACCTATGGTTTGGAAGGGTCTGTGGTATCTGTCTCCACCGAAGCCTACGTTAGGAACACTGCCGTCCCACACTAGGTCAGGAGCCTGAGCCCATACAAGCTTCTCTGGGGCGACCTCGTTATCAATATCCATTACAATTAGCTCGTTGAGCTTCAATGGGTGTCTATCGGTGTCACTGAGGCGTGTATCCAGCATGAACTGCATGGCAAACCCTGAGCGACCATAGGACATCTCCCGTTCCAACAGGTCAATATCGGAGAACCGTGTAGGTTCGGTAGCCTTGCCTTCCTTCTCAGCGTCTACACAGATGCCCTTTACAGCCTCGTTATAGCTCTTGGCGTTCTTTTCAGGGGTAACATACTTAGCAGGCCATACACGAGCCATATAGCCCCGTTCTTGTAGCTTTGTGTAGATACTGTCTTCAGTCTGAGGTGTGCCTAGGAATATTATCTTGGATTCATCGTTTGGCTTTATAATGGCGTCAAACTCTTTGACTTGTTCGCTGAGTTTTTCCCGCATGGTCTGGGTAGCACTGTTGTTCGCTACCTCGATGTCATCTGCTACAATGATGTCTGCACGGGAACCTGTAAGCTGTGAGGTTATACCCAGCGATTTAACACTAGGTGCGTGAGACGCGGGGGCAGGCCCGACGTCGAAGCTAATCTTACTGAACCGCTGTTTATCTGTAGGCTTCAGGTGAGACAGAAAGGGTATCTCGTGTATTAGCCTAAGAGTAAACGTAGAGAAGTCATCAGAACGCGTCTTGGACGCAGAGACAACTAAAAAATTCAAAGAGGGGTTTAAGAATAACTGGTGAACCACATAGGCAGAACATATCCAAGACTTACCAACACCACGGAACGCCTCAATGATAACACGCTTCTCTTCACCTTGCATGAAGTCAGCTATGTTATACTGAATAGGGGTGGGCTCTGGAAGGTTTAGGTGCTTCCAGACGAGGAACAAGAAGTTCCTAAAGTCTTTGAGTTCTTCCATTATTTATTACGGGCGCGGTTCTTTGACTTGCTTTGTATCCGCAAGTTACTGCGACTGTTATTGTGGGGGTTACGGTCGCGGTGGTCAACGTCTTTTCCCTGCACTGCTGACTTGCCGTGTGTTTTTACAGCTAGGCGTCTTGCCTTGTTACGGGAGGAACGACGGGCTCTTTGTGTGGCTGACCCGTGGTAGCTCTTATATTCTTTTTTATAATCTCTCATTGGCGGCAAGCTTTACGTGTTCAGAGTCATCTCGGAATGGCAACATATCTACGAGGTTACCTAGAGGATTATCGTTGGTAACCTGTGCGTGTATCCCGTTGTCTTTGAGTAACTGACGGGCGGCATTAAGGTCACTAGGTGTTGCCGCACCTGCTTGAATACGCTCAATAAACTCATTAATAAGCATATCTTGAAGTACATTAAGTTTTTCTGTTTTTTCACTCATTTGAGTTATCTCCCTTTATTTCTTTGTAAATTTTAATGCCTAGGTAAATGAGAGTCATAACACCCACAGCTAATCCTACTGCTAGGTTCAAATCTCCTAAGGTGATTGTCCCAAGGAGTCCTGTGATGCCTACGGCTGGTGGAATATGTGGAGAGTTCATAGTTATGCAAAAGCTCGGAAGACTAGCTTCCAGTTAGCTGTGGTAGGGGTAACCACCTCGTCGCCTGTAATTGCTTTGTTAGCTATTATAATGTTGTTTTTTACAACTATACCAACTTGATTAGCATTAGCGAAAGGAGATATACCTTGACCATTATTGATTTTAATTTCATCGTCTACCGAATAGCCTTGGTCAACTGTCTTACATCGAATAACAACTTCAAACAGCTTTGGGACTACATTTAGAGTATGCGTAACGCTTACTGTTCCGTATTGGTTAGTAGCAATTAAGTTCTCCTCAGAGCTTTCAAAGCTGTTAGGTAACGCGCCGTCAGCACCGTTAGCACCATTAGCGCCGTTAACTCCATCATTACCAGCAGGCCCTTGGATACCCTGTGGCCCCTGTGGGCCGATGCCTTCAACCTCTGTAGAAGCGTTCTCAGAAACTTCCTGAGCCACAAACAGACCTTGTTGATACGCAGTGTCTAGGTCAGTCTCAGAGAGCCTTGAGCCGTTCTGGAAGTCTACTAGCTGTGCTGTAGAGGTGTTACGCCATACACGTATCTTTGTGTAGGAGCTAGGAATCGCGCTGAGTTCAACAGTTTTTGCTGTGTTGTCCGTATCGGCGATTGTGAGGTCAGTCCAAGTAGAGCCGTTGTATCCCTTCACGTTTACATCCGTAATCGCAATGTAGTTAAACGGGATGGAGTATGTGGTAGCGGTGAGTCCGCTAGAGTATTCAACATATGAGTTAGCCATAAATTAGGGGGGTTATTGGATTAAGCGATATTGTGATTTTTCTTGTTGGAGTTGAGCGATAGAATCTTTTAGCTCTGGAAACTCTTCAAGCATTTCAAAGCGAGCCTTGCGACGGTAGGCACGAACTAGGCGTTGTACCGCTTTAATTCTTGGCGATATCTCACCGAGGTCGTCCTCGCTTTCTTTTGGTAGAGCTTGGTAACCTTTGTCTTTCATCATTTGACGTAAGGACTGACGCATGGTCTTTCCTCCGATTTTAGTTGTGCCTGAAAGCTCCAAGTAACGGTCAAACGCTTGGCGTCCTTCCGAGTTGTATACGTCGCGCATTTCAAGGGCGTTGTATAGCTTGGTGCTAGGCTGACTAAAGCCGTGCTGTAGTCCAGCTAGTTCTTTGTCTACAATGTCTTTGCTTTCCTTGTTAAAGTATATCGGATTTAGAACGCCTAACATGTAAGGGCTGTTCTGGTTCTTTATGACTTCACCTAGGAAGTTTCTGCGCGACGGAAGGGTAGCTTGTGCTATTGGAACTTTCTTGAGCCAGTAGTCAAAGATAGAACGTGTTTCCTTGAGTTCACGCTCATCAGCCATGTTTTGAACTTGAGTAAGAAATGTAGGAGCAAAGCCACCAACAATGTTACCAGCAAACGGCTTGAAGTTACCCACTGGGTCACGCACCAACTGAAGCAGTGTATCCAAGCCCTTAACGTAGGACTTGTTAGTTACGTTCTGCGTTAGTGACAGGACACCTAGAGCAACCATATCTTGACTGATGATGTCTTCTACGTCGTGGTATTGTTGACCTTCGATGATGTCAGCAAACAAGCCAAGGATTGTAGCAATAGGGTCAGCCCTTTGGTAACTGTAGTAAGTGTCGCCTACTTTGATTGAGTAAGGTCTCCAGCCTGACATACGCAGGGCTTCAAGTTCGTCTCTGTTAGGTGGCCCACCGCCTGTAATCATACCTTTGTTGGTATTCATGTAGTAAAGTATAGCCGCAGTTGCCGCCGTGCTGACAGTAAGTTTACCTATAACCTGAGCGCGAACCATTGGGTCTTCACTCGTTAGCTGTTTGGTAAGCTCTGCTCTCTTTGCTTTGGTTGCTACCATGCCGACACTGCCTAACGGAGTGCGGTCAATAGAGAACTTCAAGATGTTCGTAGGAGTCCGTAAGAAAGGAATAACGAAGTTAAGTGTCCTCCAAGCTCCTCCTTTGTTCTTCAAAGTATTAAGAGTATTAGACAGCGTTCCAATTACTCCTTCGTTGTTAAGGTCGTTGGTAAACGTTGTCTCCTCAGCAAAGCCCCTTGCGGCGTCTGCAAGACCACTACGCGTTTCATC